GGAATACCAAATGCCAATACTTTCATATTGGCTTTTAATACTGATGTTAAATTAGTCGAACCATTTTCTGGATCGTACAATGTTAATGTTTTTCCATTGGTTGGACCAGGAACTGTTCTTAGTTCAATATTTTCTGTTTTAGTAGATCCAGCGATTGGACCACTATCATCAGCATCAACTGGTGCTGGCGCATTAGGAATACCACCAACAGTACCAATTATAATTGGTTGTTGCTGACTCTCGTCTGCAAAGATAATAATTACGGATGTTCCTTCTACTGGACCAATCGGAGATTGTCCAATACCATTCATTGCAGCAGATGTGACAGGCTGAACTGGAACTGCCCACGGAAGATCAGCTGTAGGAAGCTGTGACTTATCATGAGTGTGTAATCCTACCACACGAACTTGGCAACGACCAAGTCTTAATGGGTCACTTCTATTTTCTACAACACCATAGTAAAAATTCATTATTTTGTCCTGTTCATATCCATCATAGATGATTCTTTAATAATTTCCATATAACACTCATGTTTCTGTTTGTCAACATAATGATTGATAGCTGCAATAATGTAATTTCCAGAGAACATTTTATCAGTAGTATCACCATCTTTCTTTGATAGTGGTTCTATTCTTTTAAGATCTAGTTTAATCTTTTGTCCAACAGTATAATCGCATCTTCCTGGAACTGTGATATTAATTTTATTTGCTTCAGCTAATTTTAATAGCGAAAGTCTTTCTTGATTTGATTTCGCATTAGTCACATCACCAAATCCATTAAAGTTTCCAAAGTTTTTTGGATAGTTAATAATTCTTGATGATGCTCTAAAAATTGAACGATCTGAATTAATAGGATATTTGTTTAGATGTTTCTGTTGTTCAAATCGTTGAAACATATTATAATTTTTCGCACTATATGTTTTCTTTGTTACATCATAAGATACTTGTCTTGATGAAAGCATTCCTGAACGAATACGATCCATATAATCAAATGCTGTTGGTATGCTGATCTCAAGAATACGCTTAAAATCTTTTTCTGGATTTCTTACACTACCACCACCTGCACGATCGTCACGAGTATATTTGTCATAAACAAAATCTTGAAATACTCCAGCTGTATAAAGTTTTTCTAAACTTATAAAATAAAACCCATCACGATTTTCAAAGAACACATAGCTCGGTGATCTATTAGTATTAATAGCAGTATCTGCAAGATACATAATGTTTTCGATCGGTGTCCAATAATTAGAAATGTATTTTGTATTATTTAATGTGTCTTCAATAATCACTTTTTTATTAGATTCTAAACCAAATGTTTTATCTTTAATAAAGGGTTCAATCAATTTAGAAATTTTATCGCCAAATACACGACTAGTTTTTTTATTTAAATCTACAACAGCTTCTACAGAGATAAAATGTAACTGATAAACAACTGATTTATCTCCAACCATTTCTCTGTTGGTCATTTTATAGATATAATATTTACCTTTAATATTATTCTTATCAAGAGTAGGAGTGCTAATCTCTAACTCAAGATATTCTTCTCCAATAAATGGGAATAGATTAACTAAATCTAAAGAATCTTTTAGAATTAAACTACCAGTAATAAATGGTGCAAACAGATCCTCATAGAATTGGATATTAATTACTTGTGCACCAACATCCTGATAAAAACCTTTTGCGGTAATTATTTTAACTTTATCAATGCTGACATCGCCAGCAAATCTCAATACTTGACTAGATTTCATTACAATAGATCTTTATAATCTCTAAGGATTGTATTAATAATTTGAGGGGAGATAATTTTTATTCTTCGTTTTTCTTCATTTTGATCTCTAAACCATTGTATGTTTGTAACATCAACTGCACCTACTGCATCTGAATTAACATTATATCCTGCAGCATTTACATAGTGGTGACTATAATTTTCACGACCAGAAGTTTTAACTGTAAGCGTTCCACCAGCAGTGCCAGTTAGAGCCGACGCTGTAGTAAATGTAAAAGTATTCGCTGTTACTGATGTTATAGTAAATGTCCCATTTAAAACATTTGTGACCACACTAGGTGTACCTGATGTAGTAGTTGCACCTGATAAAGTAACTGTTGTAGTTGGCGAAGATAGTAATCCATGAATGGCTTTAGTTACTGTTATTGTTGTGCCACTGTATGACCAACTCGTTGCAGTAAAAGATGGATTATACACTGCCTTTGCTGCTTCAACTAATTCTGGTTCTGGTAAAGGAAAGTCTGTTAGATAATCATATCGCTGATTTGCCAACATAATAATCCAGTGATACTCTGGATTACCATAAACTTTTTCTGCGATAATCTCTGGAGTCTCTCCATCTACAATATCATACTCATCATATACAGCAATGTTGTCTAAAACCTCTTTACGAAAGCGAACATTTCTTGTGATGTCTCTTACAATTGAAGTTTTCGTTTCGTATGTTCCATAACGGAAGTCGTATAAAAATTCTGGGAAGTCTTTGAAGTACATTACATACCATCCTTAACTTTGTCTTTGGTAAGAAGAGCAAGTTCTCTAAAGTTCATTGTTACATTAATCTGAGTTGGCATACCATTTTCAAATGTAGTAAAATTACCATTTGGAGTATAGTTAATACTCATTTCTGTCATTACGCAAGATGTATGTCGATGTAAATTTCTGTTTTCCAATCCATTTTGATAATAAAAAATATCAAATTCAGATGGGTAGATATAAACAAAATTATTTGAATCTTTAAACTCTGGATGCATATGATATTTAAATTCGTAAATAATGCGCATCACATTTTCTGCTTCAGATGCACTTCTTGGAAAGAACTGATAATCAAAAGCAAATGTTCGAAAATCTACACCCTTAAATACTTGTTCTTTCTTTGGATTTGATGCTAATCCAGTTGCGACTGATAATGCTGCAGCACCTGGACCTTTTGCTAACATTTGATTTACTGCTCCTGCTTGAAGTAAATCTTTAGCAGATTCATTAAGTTTACCACCACTAGCTACTGCAGCTAAAATTTCTTCAATTCCAGAAGTTGCCATTGACATCGCTAGTGTATCCTCTTCTGAATACTGCATACCATAACGAATTTGTAATTGATTTGGAACATGAAGTGCTATGGCAGTCTTTAGTCGTTTTTGTGCTCGATTTGCCGATGCTGCATAATTAGCAGTTGCACCAGCACCAACAGTTGCAGCTGCAGCAAGACCAGCAGAAACACCACCAACACCTAATGCTTTACCTAATAATGCTCCACCAACATTAAGACCTGCATTTGCAGCAAATAGTTTTTCTCTACTTGTATTTTGTGCAATAAAATCTCCACGATCTCTTGGAGGAATTTCTTTAACAAATTGATCTTCTTTTAGCTCTTTTGCTAACTTAGAATCAATAGCGATATTAATGTAAAATACAACATAATTTCCACCATAACGATTATCAGATGCCAACAAATCGTCTGGATATGAATGGCTCTTTACTTGATATTGACTTAATCCACTATTTTCTCTATCAATCCAAGTTCTTCTAATAGTTTTTTGGTTCGATGCATCGATAGTATTATCGACTCTACGAATATCTGCTTGACTAGCCATTTTGTACCTTTTGACCTAAATAAACGGAGTTTATCCTAATTACTTATTTATGTTCCATAAGAGAAAGTACACTCCAATATTCCCAGAAAAGTACACTGGTGATCCAACTAATATTATAATGAGAAGTTCATGGGAAACCATGTTTGCATCTTGGTGTGATAAAAATCCTAGTGTGGTTAAATGGTCTTCAGAGGAAACGATTATTCCCTATCGTTGTCCAACGGATAATCACATTCATCGTTATTTTGTAGACTTTAAAATAACAGTAAATACAGGAAAAACATACCTTGTAGAAGTTAAACCCTACAAACAAACTCAGCTACCTGAGTATCCTGGAAAACGAACTCAAAGATACTTAATAGAGTCTTTAACCTTTATGAAAAACCAAGCAAAATGGGAAGCTGCAACAAATTATGCTAAAGATCGTGGTTGGGAGTTTAAGATTATAACTGAACACGAGTTAGGTCTGACACCTAAATAATCTTATGGCTAAAAAATCAACCTTACTCGATGTATTTGAAAAGAATCAATACGACCTAAAAACTGCAGTTAAAAAAAG